ATGAACGGTTCCCGATAAAGAACAAGGCACAAGCAAGTTCCGCACTACGGCTGAGAGGACACAACACTTCAAAGTCTCAACGCCGTTCCATCATTAGGCGAGCAGCCAAGTTTCTACCAAGTGCAGCGAAAGCGGCTTGGGAAGCAGACAAAAAGGCTGGCGCAATATAGAGGAGATCTAACATGTTTCAAAAATTTTTATCCCCTGACGGTACATCTGGTGGGGGAGCCGGGACCGAACAGCAAGTTCCACCCGCCCCTGTAAGCCAGAACCAACCTGCAACGGGAGAGACAGCAGAACAGAAGTTGGCTGAGGCTCTTGCCGAAGCAAGTCGTTGGCAGAATGGGTACGGAGGTCTTCAAAAAACGATCGCAAAGAAAGATCTTGAGATCGGAGACCTAACAAAAGCGAAGGATGCTGATCATTCCGCACTTGAGGCTTTGCAGATAACACATACGGCACTTCAAACCGAACACCAGACCGCCAAGGCAAAACTTGACGAACTGGAACTCGGCAAGACTACCGCAGAAGTAAAGTTGATGCGAGCCAAGATCATCATGAGTAAGTTCCCTGAACTTGCTTCATGGGAAGCGGATGGACAACTTCCTGAGACCCCTGCCGATGCCAAGGAAACCGATGTTGAAGCACTTTTCAAATCGTTTTCCGAAAAACTTACTGCTGCTGCAAAAGGCATAACCAAGACCGCGGGTGCAAGTATTGTCCCGCCCCCCGGAGGCGATCCCGCAGGGACCAATGCCGCCGAAGAACTCAAGTTGGCTAAGGCTGCAATGAGCAAGGGTAAGATCGATGAATATACCCTTCATTACAACAAGTACCTTGAGTTATCAGCGAAGAAATCGTAATTCATTCTTCAAGGAGAAACTACCATGGCAGATACTGCTGCTGACATCTTGGCTTATTACAACAATAACCCAATCGGTGTCATTGACCAAAATACTTGGACCGATCGTGACCCTGAGGTTGCGATGCAGTTTATTCAAGGTCCGAGTATCTATACCCCACTAATCGAGTGGACCGATCGGTCTGCACAGACCGGAGCCCAGTGGTCTCAGTTTACTGAACTACTGGAAGGTGAAGCCGATACGGAAGAGTTGACCATGACTCAGCAATACATCGCTGATCCTCTTGGTGTGGACTCCCGTATGCGCCAACTGACAACCGCTCGCTATGGCGATAAGGTTCAGTTGCACAAGTCCGATAACATTTTCCAGCAATGGAAACTCTCCGGTGGGCGGGATTGGCGACCTGTCCTCAAGGGTGTTCTCGGAAGTAACGTGCGCCGAAAGATCGAATCCCTGTCCCGTAACGCGTTCCTGCGCGGTCCTAAAGCCTACTGGACCTATGGTGGAGATGCCTCGAGCATGGCTACCTTGGAGTCCGGTGATGTCTTTGGCTTGGGGATCGTGAACGAGTGGAACCTCCGCATCGGTCAGACCGGGAACCCGATCATCCCCGGCGATACCGCCGCTGCGAAACTCGCGATCGTGCCTCCGGGCGCTATCTACGATTTCCAGACCTCGCTTGCTGCAGCGAATGCATCAGAAGCCGCCATGTGGCGGGATGCTCAGTTGTATAGCGGTCAGGCTTTGAAGTACGAAATTGGTACTTACAAGAACATCCGCTTCATGCAAGCCCCGAACGATCGATACGGTCAGTCCAATGCCGTTCTCTACAACGCTGGCAAAGTTATCTGCCAAGCCGCGGTGAGTGCTGCCATCACCATGGGTGATGGTGCTCCTGATCCCGAAACAACTAAAGTCGATGAGACTTGGTATGTCGGTCAGAAGGGTGCTACGCACTTTATCCATTGCCACGGGTACGACCTGACCGCCCTCGGGTTTGCCGTTGGTGACATCGTTGCTATCCACACAAGCAAAACATCCGCTTACGGGGATGCCGATGGTGTCAACTTCCTTCACGGGAAGACCATCAACCGCCGAATTGTTGCGATTAGCGGTACGGGCAATGATCAGTTGACCTTCGATCGTCCTGTCTTGTTCAACTACAAGACCGTTCTCGCTTCCTTCACTCCTAAGGGTGGTGGCGCTGAGGCAGATGCCTATGCGATCGTCACCAAAGCCGCGCATGTTGGATTTATCCTCGTGCTTGGCTCGAACGGTGGTGTGAAGGGTAACGTCAATCAGCCTCTCGCGTTCTATGAACCGAAGCCTGTTGACGATTTCGAAAGCGTATGGCGTTTCGTTTGGGACATCATCGCTGGCTATAACATTTGGGACCCGCTGCTCTTCGAGTGCCACTTTGTAGCCGTCACCCTGCCGAAGGCTGGTGGAGTAATTCCTCCTGCTATCGCAGAGACCAGTTAGGTTTGCTGACTAAGCATCGAGGAGTAGCATGAGCATAACTTTTGCAGATATAAAGGGTAAGATCGTCAGAGTCCTTGGAGATGTTGTTCTCCCTGGTGGATCTGGCGGCGATCCTCTTGCTGGCATGACTTATGATGCCAATTTGCTAAAAGACTCGGTTCATGCTGCCCTCGATGCTATAACAGTCAGACGGTTCAAATCATCGGTTGCGCAAGTGGCTGGTGATTACGGTCAAATGGATGTACCAGATGATCTCATCGAAGTTGAGGCTATCCTCGATATAACGAACAATGTTTTTCTCGAACGCGTTCCCATGGCAGTTGGTAAGGGAATGTCGGCTGGTGGAGCACTCGGTTGGTACATTTATCCAACCGGAACGATCGTGTTCACAGATGATTTGGGTGATAGTGGAGCAGAACTTTACTACTCAGCATATTGGGCAAAACCGGAAGACGATGAGGAAACTCTCGAAACCCCGGATATTTGTACCTCTGCCCTCGTCATGTTCGCTGCTTCCTACTGCTTACTCAATTCTGCTTCACAGGCTTCCAGCATTCGCCAGTTCAATCAAAAGGTGGATTCTGGTAAACCTACCGATAACCCCTTGGAGCAATCCTCGACCTACTTCATGAAACGCTACGAGATGGAGTTGCAACGAATACCTCCTTCACCAAAGGGAGTACCTGTCTAAATGGCTGCTACTACTCAGATCGTAGATCTTCTCTTAGATCGTCTTGTGAGAGACCTCACATTGACCATGCGCACGAATATCACACCTACAACGAGTCCCGTTCGTGCTGACCTCGTAAAAAAGGGTCTGCTTCAAGAGAATAAACTACTGAAGAATGTACAGATCGGGGTTACTGGTGGCGATCACGAGGATCCTAATTATCGTGATGGCATTGTTACTCTGACAGAGTTACCCAACATTGGTTGGAGAGTTCCTTCCCGAGAAGTCGGTGGAGGAGAAATGTGGTGGAGGCGTGGTGTCGTAAGGATCGAAACATACTTTGTCGGCGCTACAGCACTCAATGAAGACACAGCCCACAAGTATGCCTATGAGGTTCTTGGAAGAGTTGAAGAGACCGTTGCTGCTTGCTATGTTGCTGATCTTGTAGACTCTTTTGCTGAACACGCGCAACTCATGTTCTGTTTTGGGAACACCTATTCTGAAGGTGGTGGTCCTCCACAAAGTTATATCTTCCGAGGCAAAGTCTTCTGGACTGCCTTGACCGAAAGACCGTAAGAATTTATCCTTATTATTCTTCACGCCTTGTGCGTGGAGAGGAGAAACAACATGTCCGTTACTGCTCAAAGTGGTACTATCGGGTTCGGACCTCAGACCGGAAAGGGTGTAGTTTGCCCGAATACGGATCCTGATTACGGCACCAACTATTGGCACCGCCACCGCGCTGTTATGGTGGATCTGGATGCCGTGGATGATGTCCGCGAAGGTCCACCCGAGGTGGGAGGCGTTGCCGTTCCTACCTTCCCGTACAAAGCAGGTCCAGTAGTGGCTGGCGGGATGAGCATTCAACCTCGGTTGATTGACTCTCTCGGTTGGCTACTGTATGGCATGCTCGGCTCTGTCGATACCGATGTGGATTATGGAGATGTGTACAACCATGTCTTCGGGTTCGCTTCGGGCGACAACAACTTCGTTCCGTGGATGTCCTTCCGCAAGCATATTCCGCGCAAGGATAATGGAGTTGATACCGATCTTGGTATCCTCTTCAAAGACTGCAAGATTGTCGGTGGGACACTTGCTCTCCCGAACGATGCTCCTATCGGTATGCGCTTGGATGTGATCGGACGCGAGTTCTCACTCGAAGCAGACCCAACTACATGGGAATGGGGTAACACCTTTGAAAGTTGGGAGTCAATCCCGGTAGCCTGTCAGACTGAAGGCTATCTGAAGATTGACGGTACCGATCTCCCGATCGTTCAGGCTCAGATCGGTTTCCAGAATGTTCCTCTGGATCTACGTCAGGAACGTGTCTACGGCGATCCTTATCTGGAAGATGTTACGATCGTGCAGCGCCGCTTGACCTTTGATATTATGGTCAAATGGAACGATCCTCAGTTGTACCGCAAGGTACTAACTGGTGCCGCTTCCGGTGTGGATACATGGGATGGACATCCCTATACCGCAGCCCTGAAGATGCGAACCGTGTCTTCAACCGATATGCCTGCCGAGGCTGGTAAGTACATCCTCGATGTTGAGGCTCCTGAGTGCATGATGACTCAGGTCGGTGGGATTGCCCTCGCCGGGTCACAGGCTGTGATGTTGCGCTTTGCTGGTGTTGCTCTGGAAAATACCCCTTACTGCACCTTCACTTTGCACAACAAAATTCCTAACTACACATGGCCCACCTAGAACTTCGAATTTCCAATTGGAGAGGGGCGTAAAAACCCCTCTCCTCCAACCATTAGAAAGAGGAGAGTAAAATGCCTATCCAACTGTCTGCCCCTAAGAAGAAAGAGTTCATTCTCACTCGAAGTGATGAGGCTCTCGGTAATGTTGGCGAAGACAAGATACCAACTACGGTAACAATCCGTCAGGCTATTCAAGGCGATGTAGAACTTCGCAATGCCTTGTTCACTGACTTCACCCGGGAATACGATGGTCGCATCGTCAAAGTCACACAACGTATTTCCTATGATGATATTCGCCGCTTAGAGATCTTCCTTACTCTGTGCGGGTGCAATATCGATAATGACAAGGGCGAGCCCTTGTTCAAATTTGCAAACGAGCGCCTTACTGATCGTGGTGCTTTCGAGAAGGCATGGGCTACTTTGCCTCCCGTTATCGCGATTGAGATAGGCGAAAAAGTTCTGGAAATGAACCCGTTATGGAGTCAAGAGTTGGGGGAAGCGTAGTCAGAGAAAGATTAGATAATATCAGGGAGAGCCTGATGGAATACTTCGGGCAGCAGAACGAACTTGCTGCTGGATTGAATGTAAAAAATCCAATAACGAAGCCCGATGTACTCCTAGATTACGAACGGTGCAAGCAATATGGTGTCCTCCTCTACGGGGGAGGACTGTACGATCAACCTCATTTGTGGCTACTTGAGCAAGACATTGTTCAAGAAATTATCACTTTATTCAATGCCATGCCCAAACTTACTCTTGGAGCCAAATGAGGAAATCAAGACGCAGTACCATACCCATCTCGATATGGGATCAGTTGCAAGAACGATTAGGCGGCAATTATACTGTCGCCCATTATGGTATCTCGGACTCCCCCTTCGGAAACAATATAGAACGACTTG